TTCTTCGCTCATGCTCTTTGTCCTTTCTCCGTGGCACGCCCAACAATCGCTTCGAGCGGACCGCCGAACAGCGGCCTGCGCTCCGTTTCAATGGCCGTCTCGCGGCGGCCCCTCAAGCTAAACGTTATACGGCAATATCGCCGCCGTATCGTGAGCGCCGACTTTTAGCCCCGTCGCTTGTTCCCATGCCGCCTCTATGTGGTGTATCAATGCCTGCGTCAGCATTGCCTCTTCCGCGCTCTCGCAGTCGCACACAAGGATGTGCAGCACGTTCAGGCATTCGCGCATCACGCTGCCCGGAACAACAAACAGATCGTGCTGCGCCAGCATTCGCGCCGCTTCCGTTACCGGGTCATCAACCACGCCGAAAAGATCGTGCATGCCCATCACGCAGTCCTCTTGTACGGCTCAACCCTGTGTTCTTTGTTCAGTCCGTCTATCCGCGCTTCACACCAAGGGCAGATATTCAGCATCAACCCGCGATCTTTCGTGTCTTTCTTGTAGAGCACGGCAATCGTCACAACCTCTTGGCGCTGCACTTGTTCGATTTTGTAAAACCCCGCGCCGCTTTCAACAAGTCGCTGCCGTAGAAATTTGCAAAGTCCGCTGTCATCACATTTTTCCATCATCGTTTCTCCGTAAAAGTTGCCTAACATTTCATTCAACCCGGACTGGCCGAAAAGCCGGCCAGCCGGTTAATTCAAGCGTTACCCCTCGCCCGTATCGCATCCACAATCGCCTCAGCATCACGCCCGCTCGCAACCGTTTCCGCCACACACACGCATTCCTCGCGCTCCCGCCTTACGGCCTCCGCCACCACCGCCTTCACCCGCCGCATCGCGCCAGCGGTATAAGCCCCTGGCCCGCGCCAATTCATCATCGACGCGATCTCTGCTTCCGTCATTTCATCGCCTCCCGCTGATACCCTCGCGCCTTATCCAGCGCCCGGTTCGCGTCCGCATACAAGTTGCCGCCCTGGCGGCGCCAGAAATCGTCAGACACCTCCAGCAAGTCGACCAGCACGCCGATCTCGTTTTGTGTCCCCTCCGTGCCGTCGTGCGCAGCCATCACGCCGAGATCCCGATAGCGGTCCTTGATCTTCATCAGCGCCACCCAAGCCCCCTCGCACATCCCCAGCACCTGCGCATCGCGCCGCTCTTCCGCCGCCAGCGTCAGCAGATCCCGGCAATCGGCCAAAATGTCGAAGTCGCGCAGATCCGCGCGGCCGTCGAGAAACGCCTGCAACGCCAATCGCTCGATAATCGAAACCTCCGGCGCCAGGTGCATCGCCACCATCGTCGGGCAGCGCGCCGGCCGCGGCTTACGCTTTGGCTTTTGCACGTTTCGCCTTCCTGTTGTGTGACTTCCACATCACCAGCTGCTTATTCAAGCACTCACGGCACCGACGCTTATAACGCTGTTCGCCGGATGCCGACAGCCCATCCTTGGCAAATTGGCTCAAGTCCTTTGTTTTCTCGCAGGTCGAGCACGTGCGGTTGATGCCGATAAACGGCACCCGCAAAAAGTCCGGCCCAATCATCGGACCTGCGAGCATCTGCTGTACCGCAATGCGCCACCCCGATCCGGGCTGCGCATAAATCGCGCCTCTGGCCATAGTCACAGCCCCCGCCGCATGCGCTGTTCCACCACCCAGTGGATGCGCTCCCAGAACTGCGGCCAGGGCACCGTAAGCAGCATCTCGCCAAACTCCTCGTTGCCCCGGCGGCGTGGCGTAGCAGCGCCATCGCCACCGGGTTTTGCGACAACGGCGCGGCCCGTGGCCGGAGTCGAAACTACAGAGGAGGAACCACTGCCGCGCTGCCGGTGTTTTAACCCACTTCCGGCCGGGGTTTTCGTGCTCGGTACCGTCGCATCACTCACAGTCGGATTTCCTCCGCCCGCCGGCAAACCACCGCCGTCTGCCCATACCCGTCGGCATGCGGGCCCGGATGCACCAAGCGCAGTTCACCATTCATGCACGCCGCCAGCTGCTGCGTTGAGCGTTCGGCGCTCGCCGCCATGCGCTCGGCCTCGGCCGCACGCTCCGTCGCGTAGTCGATGGTGCCGACCAGCGCATAGGCGCAGACAATCACTGCCACCGCGGCAACGTCTTTCCAGCAATCGCGCCAGGCCGGCAACCGCCCCGCCCACCGCAGACCATACCGATAACGCAAGCGCTCGGCAATACTCAACGGGTATCTATTTGCCATTTGTCATCTCCATCCGCACTGTCAGCACATAACCATTGGCCAGCAAGGCCCCGGCCGCATCCATCGCCTCGACCTTGTGTCGAAAACACAAGGTCACCAACCCATCCGCATCGCGGAACTCGATCACATACAGCGGCGTCATGACGCCACCCGCGTCCGGAATTGCAGAATGTCGCGCGCCGTCGACGCCGAGCACCCAAAGCGCTGCGCAAACCAGCCATAGCCCAGCCCCCCAGGGCCGGCGCGCCCCTCAGCCACCAGTCGCCAATACGTCGCGCGCATGGTGTTGATGGTCTCGGTACTCAAGCGCGCCCGGTGATGGCTGGCGCCGGCCACATGCCCCGAGGGCGACAGTGTTTTCGTGCGCGCCATCACGCCACCTGCTCAAGCAGCGAATCGACCGGCGGCAGCACCAACAGCAGCACGTTGTGGCTCCCAACGCAGCAGTCGTAATGCAGCGCCGACTGGCCTGGCACGCGCGTGATGTCGAAGGTGATGTCATGCACGCAAAGCGTGTCCGAAATCCGCTCCGGCGCCGCATGCGCCACCACATGCACCGCAACATCCGCGCCGCCAACCATGCGCCCGATTGCCGAAGCCGTCATACCGGCCGCCTGCAACTTGGCCTCGAGGTATTCCGCCATCCGCATGCGCGGCGCCGCAGCCATAAGCGCCAGCATCTCTTGCTGATTGCGCACCGCCAGTTCGGCGGTGATCTGTTGCGATAACTTCATCATTCCGACTCCCGTTAAATCAGCCGCAACTGCACCGACTGCCTACCCGACCGCCGTGCCGCCAGCGCCGACTTTTCCAGCGCCCACCGCACGGTCCAAATTGCACACGCCCGCTCAAACGTCATCCCGATCCGCCCTAAACCCGCCCGGCGATACGCCAATCGAAGGTCGGCGGTGGTGATGGGTGCGGGGCGCATGGGAGGAACATTAGCGCAGCTAAATTGCAAAGTCAATAGCGCCGCTAAAGATTTAGTGCAAAAAAAGCCGGCAGTTAGCCGGCAGACGTGTCAAGGTACAAATAACGCCGATTTATTGCGGCAATAGCTTGCACCCGCAATGCTTGCACACCTTGGCCTCGCGCTTTACAAGCTCAGCACAATCGGGGCATTTCACGTGCGTGTCCGGCGATTAGTTTCCGCAGAATGTCTTTCGGCAGCATTAAGCGATGCTAAATCTAAAAAGATTTAGCGGGGCTATTGACAAGGCATCGTTAGCCGCGCTAAAGTTCGCGCCATGAACCAAATCAAGCGAGCCGCAGAGATCGTCGGAAGCCAGCGAGACCTGGCCAATTACCTCGGCGTTACGCCCGGAGCCGTGTCGCAATGGTCGACCGCTGGTGTGCCGGTAGAGCGCTGCATTGATATAGAAAAGGCCACCAACGGCGCCGTTCGCTGCGAAGACCTGCGCCCCGACGTCGACTGGGCCTACCTGCGCGCCACCGACTGCGACAAAACCTGCCACCAAGAAGCGGCCTGACACCATGTCCGAAAAATGTATCGCCGAAGTCACGGTGCGCTTATCCGACACCCTCAAGCACGACCTGCAAGACCTAGCAATGCTTGAAGACCGAAAGCTATCCGACATGATTCGTGTGCTCCTTGAGGATTCGCTGTATGGGCGAAAGCATAGGCGCGATGAAGCCTGCGGCATAGCAGATTTACGCCAAACAACGCGGGGCACCCCATGACAGTGCTGACCAAACGAACCACCTGCGCCGGCTGCCTGCACGCCAGACCCCGCGCCAAATGGAGCCAGCCCCGCGTCTGGTGCGCCAAGTACGAGAAGCTGCACGAAGTCGGATGCCTTGACTACCGCACCAAACCCAGCGCCATCCAGATCGCGCTGGACTATCTCAAGCGAACCTCACTCAAGTGACAACCCCATCCCCCACGACCAGCGCCCGCGCGCCGGCCAACGGTTGCACGACGCAACCATCAGCGCAACCAACCCGCAACCAGATTCACGGGTCCTCCCTGGCACTTCCCATTGCGGGGACGAAGCGGCGCGGAATAGCGCTAGGGTTTGGCTATCCGGCAAAGGCAACCGATAGGGCAGGGCTATGATTGGGCTGAAGATCGACGTTCGCGGGGCGGCAGAACTCCAGCGCAAGCTGGCCGGTGTGAGCCGTGAAATACGCGACAAAGCCATGCAGCCAGCGATAAACAAGGTCGCCGACAAGGCCCGCACGGAAATAAACCGGGCCATCACGCAGGAGTACGCCGTCAAGGCGACTGAAGTCCGCCAGGCGGTGACGCTGCGCCGGGCTGGCGGTGGAACCCTCACGGCCATCATTGAAATATTCGGATCGGCCAGCAAGCGCGGCCGGTCGGCGAATCTGATTCGCTTCCTCGGCGCTCTCAATGGGCTGGCTGTACGCGGCGCGAAGGCGAAGAAGGCCGACATCGCTGCGCTTAACAAGCAACTCGGCTTCATCATCCGTCGCGCTGGCGGGCTGAAGAAGATCGAAGGCGCATTCATTGGCAACAAGGGCCGCACGGTGTTCCGCCGCACAGGCAAAGCACGCCTGCCGATTGAGCCGCTACAGGTAATCGGCTTCTCGCAGATGTTCAAGTCGCGCAAGATCGAGCGCCGCGTCATGGAACGCATCGAGGTCGAACTTCCCATCGAACTCCAGCGCGCCATCAAGAAGATTCTCGGATGACCTGGACCAACTACGAAGACGTCCGCGGGCAGCTCATCGCGGCGGGCCTGATCCTGAATGACGCGCTGGTCGCCGACACGCACAAGATTCAGCGCGTGAAGGTGGAAGGCAGCAACGAGAAGCGGGGCTGGTACAAGCTGTTCAGCCTGGGCGATCTGCTGACCGGGGCATACGGCATCTGGTCGGCGGATAACCCGCAGTCGTTCAAGGTCGACCTGCCGAAGTCAGACCGCAAGAAACTCACCGCCGACGAACTTGCCGTCATCAAGGCCAAGCAAGCCGCCGACGCCAAGCGCGCCGAAGCCGAGCGCGCCCGCGAGACTGAGCGCGCCGCGCAGCAAGCCGCCGCGTGGTGGCGCCAGCTGCAAGACGCCGGCCACTCCGGCTACATGGCGAAAAAGGGCTTCGACGGCAGCGAACTGTTCGGTGCCCGCGTCAGCAAAGCCGGCAACCTGGTGGTACCGGTGCAAGACGGTACCGGCAAAATCTACGGCCTGCAAGTGATCTACCCCAGCAAGAGCGCCGGCCCGCGCCAGGGGCGCGACAAAGACTTCACCCCGCCGGGCCTGGCCAAGAAAGCACACTTTTTCCAGATCGGGCTGGTGCAACGCGGCGGCGTGGTGCTGCTGTGCGAGGGTTTTGCCACCGGCGCCAGCCTGCGCAAAGCCACCGGCCTGCCTGTAGTCGTCGCCTTCGACGCCGGCAACCTCACCCCGGTCGCGCTGGAGATCCACAAAGCGCACCGAAAAGACATCCGAATCCTCGTTTGCGCCGACGACGACTACCTCACCGACGCCAAAACCGGCCGCAACCCCGGCCGCGAAGCCGCGGCACTCGCTGCCAACGGCGTCGAAGGCGCTGTCGTGTGGCCGCAATTCCCCGGCGAACGCCCCACTGACACCAAAGGCCCGACCGACTTCAACGATTTGCACTGCCATCCCGACGGCGGGCTGCAAGCCGTGCGTGCGCAGGTCGAAGTCGCCCTCGCCACGGCAGGCTGGGTCGTCAAGCCACGCGCAAGCGGGGCGGAAAGTCGCCCCATGGGGAGCGGGGCAGGGGGTTCTGAGAATAGCCGTCGCCGGGCTGAGGCGATTATGCTGCTTGACGACATCGTTGAGCGATTCATTCCACTCGATGACGGCAGCGGCGATCATGTGTGGGATGACTGGACGCGCAAGATCGTCAAGCAAAGGCAGATGATTACATTGCTGCCAGCCAAGGTGCGGAATGACGACATCAAACAGCACCCGATATGGCGAGAGCGCGGCGCGTATTTTTTGCACGAAGTTGGGTTCGACCCGACTGGAAAAGACGCCAGCGTGCGACTGAATGCCTGGCGCGGATGGCCAACGCAGCCAAGGAAAGGTAAGTGCGAACTGCTGTTAGAGCTTCTACGCTTCCAGTGCAGCAAGGAGCCGGAGATGGCAGATGAGCTGTACGCCTGGGTCGAGAAATATCTGGCATACATCATTCAGCACCCCGGCGCAAAAATGCAGACCGCAATCATCATGCACGGCCCGCAAGGCACCGGCAAAGGGCGGTTTTTCGAGTGGGGCTATATGCCGATTTTTGGCGAGTATGGCGTTTATCTGGATCAGGACGCGCTAGAAGACAAGCACGGCAGTGACTGGCAAAGTTGCAAGCTGTTTGTGCTGGCCGACGAAGTGCTGGCGCGGCAGGAGATGTTTCACCACAAAAACAAGCTGAAGAATTTGGTGACCTCGCGGCGCATTCGCATCAACCCGAAAGGCTTGGTAGCGTTTGAGGAAACCAACCACCTCAACGTGGTGTTCCTGTCCAACGAAAAGCAGCCGCTGGTACTGGAAAACGACGACCGGCGCTACTGCGTGATCTGGACGCCGCCACCGCTCACGCGCGACTTCTATGACGAGCTGTCGGAAGAAATCGCCAACGGCGGTGCCGAGGCGCTGCACCACTATCTGAAACACGAAGTGGATCTTGGCGACTTTAAGCCATGGACCACGCCGCCAGTGACCGAGGCGAAACGCGACCTGATCAATATGAGCCGCGACAGCGTGGATCGGTTCATGATCGACTGGCGCAACGGTGATCTTGATCTGCCGTTCTGCCCGTGCAGCAGCGCCGACCTGTACCGCGCCTATTTGTACTGGTGCCGCATCAATGGTGAACGCATGCCGAGACCGGAAAACCAGTTCTCTGGGCACGTCGTCAAGTTACATGGCTGGTACAAGGGCCATAAAGACGTGAATATGGAAGATAGCGACGGCCACATGCGACCCATGCGGCAGCGAGTCATCATTCCTTCCGAGGCCGATCTGAACGAATCCGCCAAGCGCGGCGGAATCGATTACCGGCAATCGGCCGGCGAATCCATGCTGAAGTGGGTCACCACGTGCTTTTACACGTTTCGCGCTGCGATGAAGGACGCGCAATGAGCGCACGGGCGCACGCTCAAGTGCACGCCAGAGCGCACGGGCAAAACCCGCGCCAAATGGGGAACCGCACGGGTAGCACGGGCTATGTGCGCGTGTCACACGTAACGCATCGCATAGACGCGACGCGCCGTCACGCTTATTTGCATGCGCATCACGTGCGGCGTGTGCACCCGTGCGTACCCGTGCGCCCGTTCGCTACGGGCATGCAAGCGGATGTGAGCGTGCGGACAGCCGTGCACCCTCGTGCGGTCGCGGGCGCGCAATTATTTTGTTTACATCATTTAGGTAAAAAAATATGAAAGAAGAGATTAAGCCGTTGCTGCCGGCGTCCCGCTGGTGCCCTATGGCCCGCGTGACCTTGGTTGATCCTGTTGTGGGCGAGATCACCGGCAACCGCTTTCCTGCCGGATCAGGGCTATCCAGCTACTGGGCGGACGTCAAATGCCTGACCACCGCCTGCGCCGTGTTTGTAGGCGATCAAAGCAGCGGCCACTGCGGGTTAATTCGCGGCTGACATGACCGGCAACCAACAAGACCTCGCCCGCCACCTCGGCGTCAATAAATCCTCGGTCTGCCGCGCCGTCAAGGCCGGGCGCATCACGGCGGAAGCGGATGGCAGCTACGACTTCGCCAAATGCACCGCCGCCTGGCACGCCGGCGCCGGCGGGCGCACCGACGTCGCGGCCCGCCACGCCGCGCAGCGGGGCGCGGCTATACCCAAGCCCCAAGCCAACGCCGAAACCCCGCCAGCGGCCGAATTTACCCAAAGCGCCGCCAGCCTGGGCGTCGACGACAGCGGCCGCGCCAAAGCCAAAGCCGCCACGATGCACTACGAAAATTCGGCGATCAAGCTCGAAATGGCCCTGCGCCGTGGCTTGCGCTACGAGCGCGCCGCCGCCCGGCGCGAAGCCGCCGGCCTGGGCGCCCTGCTGCGCGCCGGCGTCGAGCGCGTCATCGACCAGACAGCGCCGCGCCTGGCCGCCGCCGGCAACGATCTGGAACGCCGTCGCATCGTCGAACGCGAGATCCGCCGCCTGCGCTGGGTATTCAAACGCGAACTGCCGCGCAGCCTGCGGCGCATGAAAGAGCAGGGCGCCGGGAAAGTCGGCGCTGGTGGGACGGCGGAATGAAAAACGAAATCGGCATCGACCTCGAAAACATCGGCGGTGAATTCACGCTCGACATGTTCGACCAGGAAACCGCGGTCGAAAAGCAACACCAGCGCCAGGCCACGGCCGTGAAAACACGCAGCCGCACACAACTGCGTCGTGCCAAAAGCGAAGCCATCCTGGCCGACATGCTGCCTCCCGTCATCGAAGCCGGCGACGCCTGGCACGTGATATCCAGCGGCGACATCGACAGCCTGTCCTACCTCGCGCACCTCCTGAAACACCGCCGCATGAACCATGTCGCCCTGTCCACCTGGTGCATGGCCATGGAAGACGTCCGCCGCATCGATGCCTGGCTGCAAGACGGCACCATCGGCCGCCTCGACGCCTACGTCGGCGAGATTTTCCCCGGCCAGTACGCCGACGAACACGCTGCCCTGTGCAAAGCCGTGCGGCCCGCTGGCGGGCGCGTCTGCGTCTTCCGCAATCACTCCAAGCTATATATGTGCCGATCCGGCGACGACGCATGGGTCATCGAATCCAGCGCCAATATCAACACCAACCCCCGCACCGAAAACACCACCATCACCGCCGACGTCGATCTGTACCGTCACCATCTAGCCTACTTCGACGGCGTGCGCAGCTTCAACCGCGATTTCGACGAATGGGCGCCCGCATGACCCCCGTCGAGCGCCGCGCCGCGGACCCCGCCTTCGCCGCCTTTGTTGACGATATCCGTGAGGTATTCGGCGAAGGCATCAACGCCACCATCAAAAAAGGCGTCGCCGGCATCCCCGGTTGCTTTTACTACAGCGGCCCGGCCGGCGAAGTCGGCACGCCTTCGCTCCCCATCGCCGCCGGCAAAGCCATCAGCGTCGCCGACATGGTGCTGGAATCCATCAACCCAATGAAAGCCGAAAATGCAGATCGAAACCATCGCCGTTGACCGGCTGATTCCCTACGCGCGCAACAGCCGCACGCACTCCGACGCCCAGGTCGCGCAGATCGCCGCCAGCCTGCGCGAATACGGCTTTACCAACCCGGTGCTGATCGACAAAGACGGCGGCATCATCGCCGGCCACGGCCGCACCCTGGCCGCGCGGCAGATCGGACTGAGTGAGGTGCCGTGCATCCGCCTGCCGCACTTAAGCGACGCGCAAAAGCGCGCTTACATCATCGCCGACAACAAACTGGCACTCAATGCGGGCTGGGATGAAAGCATGCTTGCACTGGAGTTGCGCGAACTGATGGATTCGGGCTACGACGTCGGCCTGACCGGCTTCGAGTTGGGCGAAATCGACGAAATGCTGGCCACGCTTGACGCCACACCGGAAGGCGAAACCGACCCCGACGAAACACCGCCGGTGCAAGCCGAAGCCATCAGCAAGCCTGGCGACGTTTGGTTGCTTGGGCGGCACCGGATTATGTGCGGCGATAGCACCGACGCGGGCAGCGTGGCGCTGCTGATGAATGGCGACAAGGCGCAACTTATGCAGACAGACCCGCCGTATGGCGTGGATTACAACAACGCCGAGCGCGTCAATCCTGGTGTGGCGAAGCCACGTGTGGCGAATGATGACATGACGGGCGAGCAGTTGCAGGAGTTTCTCGAAGCCACGCTACGCGCGGCGCTGCCGAGTCTTGACCCGCACGCCGCTTTCTACCTATGGCACCCGATGCTAACGCAAGGCACGTTCTTTGCTGCTGCTGCTGCTGCTGCTGATATTTTGATCCATCGGCAGATCATTTGGGCAAAGCCGTCGCTTCTGCTCGGTCGCGGCGACTATCACTGGCAGCATGAGCTTTGCTTTTATGGCTGGGTGCGCGGAAACCGGCCGCCATTCTACGGGCCGCGCAATCAAACTACGCTGTGGCCGATGGGGAAAGAAACCAGCAAGGAACACCCAACCGCAAAGCCGGTCGCGTTATGGCTGCCGCCGATACAAAACCACACCAAGGCCGGCGAGGTGATGTACGAACCATTTAGCGGCAGCGGTTCGCAGATTATCGCCGCCGAGCAAACCGGCCGGCGCTGCTACGCGATGGAACTCTCGCCGCAATACGTCGACGTCGCCGTCCGCCGCTGGCAGCAATTCACCGGCAAGACCGCCACGATCGAATCCACCGGCGCGGCATTCCCTACCTAAATGGCCACCCTCGCCGACCTCCAAGCCGAACGCGAACGCCTGCGCGCCGCGCAAGCGAAAGGCGACTTCGAGGCCGCGCTATCGGCTACGGTACCCGCGACCGAACTGCTGGCGGCCGGCAACGGCGTGCGCCGCGTGGTTCTCGAAGCGCTCGACGCGCTGGCCGACCGGCTCGTCTCGGCCATTGCCGGCGAACGCGACGAAACGCGCGTGCATTACCTGCTCTCGGAAGAAGCGCACGGCTGGCTCACGCGCCTGGGCGATATCGGAATTCCGGCATCGGAGCAATATCAAGAACTTGGTGAACGCTTCCGCCGTGGCGTCAAGCCGCGCGATCTGCTCACCGTGTCCGAATGGTCGGATCGCCACCGCGAGCTGCGCAGCGGCACCAACGCGCCGGGGCCGTGGCGCACCGACTTCACGCCCTACCTGCGCGAGATCATGGACTGCCTCTCCGAGCATTCCGCCGTGCGCCAGGTCACGTTCATCAAATCGTCCGGCGTGGGCGGCCCGCTGGATCTGGCAACACCGATCCCGACGCCGACCGGCTGGACGACGATGGGCGATATTCAGGCCGGCAGCATGGTGTTCGACGAGCATGGGCAGCCGTGCAATGTCACCTATGCTTCGCCGGTGTTCGATGGCCGCCAGTGCTATGAGATACAGTTTTCCGATGGCGCGGTGATTACCTGCGACGATGAACACCGATGGACGGTCGACGATAGATTTCCTGGTCATGCCGGGAAAAAGCGCGGGCGGCAGCGTGGCGCATTAACGCTGAAAACCTCGGAAATTGCTGGCACATTCCTATCGCGTGGGCGCTGGCGGTATTCGATCCCAGTCTGTGGTGCGCTTGATATTCCATCCGCCATCCTGCCGATTCCGCCGTATGTGCTGGGTTACTGGATGGCCAATGGCAACCTATCAGGCAACCAGATGACGGCGCACGAAGATGATGCGGTGGAAATTGCTACTCATCTGACGGCAGCAGGGTGGCCGGCAGAGTCGCGTAAGCTGGAAACGGACAAAGGCAAGGCGGCCAACATTATCCTGGCCGTGCCGCAAAACGAAGAAGGCCGATGCCTGCGCGGTCACGATCTGGCCGTGGTCGGCACCTTTGTTAATGCGGCCGGCAGCGTGTGCTGTAGCGAATGCCGCCGCCAGCACGCCATGCACCACAAGTACGGCCGCGCCGTTGATCCAGTGGTGCGCGAGCCAGGATTTATTACCCGGCTGGCTTCGCTTGGCATCAAGGACAAAAACCACATTCCGGCAATCTATCTGCGCACATCAGCCGGGCAGCGTGCTGAACTGCTGCAAGGGCTGATGGATGGCGACGGCAGTATCGGCAAAAACGGGCGATGCGAATACTCGACGGTTTCTTCCGGCCTGGCCGGCGACGTGCTGGAATTGCTGTGTAGCCTGGGCCTCAAGCCGACACGCTACTCGGCGCCCCGTCGCGGTTTTGCCGGTTCAGCGGCATCGGTGCCTGGCATACATCACCGCATCAGTTTTGTCGCCTATGCCGATGTTCCGGTGTTCAAGATGCAGCGCAAACTCGCGCGGCAGCCGTTGCGTGCCGATGGTAATCCGTCGATTGTCGGTCGGCGCGAAATTGTCGATGTGCGGCCGGTTGTCAGCCGTCCGGTGCGCTGCATTTCTGTTGATTCACCTAGTCACCTGTATCTGTGCGGCCGTGAAATGATCCCGACGCACAACACCGAAGCCATGTTCAACTGGATCGGCTACCTGATGCACCACCTCGGCAACAAGGATCTGCTGTGCGTAATGCCCACGCTGGAATTGCGCGACCGCTCATTCAACCCGCGCCTGAACAAAATGCTCGACGAAAGCCCGGCGCTGGCCGGCCTGGTCACCACCGCCAAGCGCGACCGCGCCAACCGGGGCGACCTGATGGAATACGGCGCCCGCTCGCGCATCATCAAGGCCGGCGCTAACTCGCCCGACTCGCTGCGCTCCGACCATCTGCCCTATGTGATCTGCGACGAAGTCGATGCCTTCCCATGGGACGTCGGCGGCGAGGGCGATCCGATGACGCTGATCGAAAACCGCCAGCGCACTTTCAGCCGCGCTAAGACCTACCTTGTCAGCACGCCGACGAAAGAGGGAGCCTCGCGCATCACCCAGCAATACGAACGCAGCGACATGCGCCGCTACTACGTGCCATGTCCGCACTGCGGCGAATTCCAGCATCTGGAGTGGGGCGGCAAAGATCGCCCGCACGGCCTCAAATTCCGCCGCGCCCCGCAGCAGGATGGCGACACTGGCCCCGCCGCCGTCATCGGCGCCTGGTACGTCTGCCGCGAATGCGGTGCTGAAATCGACGAAGCGCAAAAGACCGACATGCTGGCCAAGGGCCGCTGGATCGCCGCGCGGCCGTCCGTCAAACACCATCGCGGCTATCACATCAACGCGCTCTACGCCCCGGTCGGCCTCGGCTTAAGCTGGATCAAGATTGCGCAGAAGTGGATCGATAGCCAGGGCGATAGCGCCGAACTAAAAGCCTTCGCCAACACCTACCTAGGCGAAGTATTCCGCGAAGAAGGCGACAGCATCGAAAACGTCAGCCTGATATCGCGCCTGGAAACCTACCCAGACAAGCTGCCGGTGGCCCTGCGCACCGCCGGCGTCGACGTGCAAAAAGACCGCCTCGAAATCACCGTCGCCGATTGGGGCGCCGGCGAAGAAGGCTGGCTGCGCGATCACATCATCCTGCCCGGCGACACCACGCAGCCGCAGGTATGGCAAGAACTACACGACACGCTCACCGATCTTTCCGTCAAGATCGCCGCCATTGATTCCGGCTACAACGCCAGCCAGGTCTATGCCTTCGTCGAAAAGCGCAAATGGTGCTTTGCCACCAAGGGCGTCACCGGCATGGGCCGGCCGCTGGTCGAAGACGAAAAGAAGCGCCGCCAGCGCCTGCGCGTCAAACGCAAACGCGGCATCCCGGTCGAGCCGCTCGGCATCGACGGCGGCAAAGCGCTGCTCTACGCGCGCCTGAAGCTGACCGAAGCCGGGCCGGGGTTTATCCACTTCCCGCAAGAGCCAGCCTTTGACGACGAATACTTCGCCCAGCTCGCCGCCGAAAAGCTGGTCACCAAGTTCAAAGGCCACCGCCCCATGGCCGAATGGGTGCAGATGCGGCCACGAAACGAAGCGCTCGACTGCCTGCTGCTGGCGCTGGTGGCGCTGCGGTTGTCGGGGGCTGATATGAAAAACTGGCAACCCAAAGTCGGCGCTGGCGACACGGCGACTCCCCCGCCCAACGATAACCCCGAAATGCCCACCCCAAAACCCGCCAACCACATCACCTCCCGCCACACTGACCTCATGAACCGACTAAGGAACCGCCGATGAACACCGAACCTGATGTGATTGATATCTGTATTGCTGTCTGTGCCAGCCTGATTGACCTTGATGCCGCCACAAAGCGCGCGCTGGACCTCAAGCTGCGTCATGAAATTGGCGGAGAGCGCCGCCTTGTCGCACGCAAACAATCCCCCTTCCTGCGCGTCGAAATCCGTGCCCGCTACGATGGCACCATGGCCACCACGCGCCTGCTCGCCAAGGAATACGGCGTCAGCGAATGCACCGTGCGCCGCATTGGCCATCACCGTGCCGCCGCCCGGCCGGCGGCACCATCCCCCAAGCTCACGCAACCACCCGTGCCGCCGCGCCCCATAAAATCCGCAAAATAGGGTGGAAATGACAACGCCTGACGCGGCATCCTCCCGCAACCCTTGGGAGATTCCGCAATGGCGTTTACAGCAGACCAACTGGCCGCCGTCGAAGCGGCCATCACCACCGGCGAACTCACCGTCAAGATTGACGACCGCCTAGTAACCTACCGCAGCGTCGACGAACTCAAAGCCGCCCGTGACCTGATCCGCGCCGATCTAGCGGTAGCAGGCAGCATCGCCGCCCCGGTGCGTCAAAGCTACGTCCAGCGGGTGCGCGACTGATGACACTACTCGACCGCGCCATCGCCTCTCTATCCCCCGAATGGGCGCTCAAGCGCCAGCGCGCCCGCAACGCCATGAGCATGCTCGAACGCGCCTACGACGGCGCCAAGACCGGCCGCCGCACCGGCGGATGGGTCGCCAACAGCACCAGCTCAGACGCCGAAATCGCTGGCAGCATCAATCGCCTGCGTGATCGCAGCCGCGACATCGTGCGCAACAACCCCTATGGCCAACGCGCGCAGGATATTTTCTCCACCAACGTCGTCGGCACCGGCATCATCGCCAAAGCCAACGGCGCGCAAGAGGCATGGGACACCTGGTGCCGCCAGTGCGACGCCGACGGCCTGCTCGACTTCTACGGCATCCAGGCCCTCGTCGCCCGCACCCTGTTTGAATCCGGCGAATGCCTCATCCGCCTGCGCGAACGCCGCCCCGAAGACGGCATGAACGTCCCGCTAGTCCTGCAAGTGCTTGAGCCCGACCACCTCGACACCCGCCGCACCGGCGCCGTCGCCGGCGGCGGATGGGTCAAGCAGGGGATCGAATACGACGCCATCGGTCGCCGCGTCGCCTACTGGCTATTCAACCACCACCCCGGCGACATCGCCACCACCGGGCAGACGCTGACCTCCAGCCGTGCCGCCGCCGCCGATGTGCTGCACATCTTCGAGCGCAAGCGCCCCGGCCAGAATCGTGGCGTCCCGCGCCTGGCCTCCGTCCTGCTCAAAATGCGCGACCTGGATGACTACGAAGAAGCCGAACTCGTGCGCAAAGGCATTGAATCCTGCTTTGCCGCCTTTGTCACCACCGAAGACGACGGCCAGACCCTGGGCCAAAGCAGCACCGACAGCGCCGACCGCCGAATCGAAAACCTCTCCGCCGGCATGGTGCAATACCTCAAGCCCGGCCAGGACATCACCTTCGGCGCCCCGCAAAACAGCGGCGGCTATGCCGACTACACCAAGACCCAGCTGCGCGCCATCGCCGCCGGCGTTGGCATCACCTATGAGCAGCTGACCGGCGACCTCTCCGGCGTCAATTACTCCAGCATCCGCGCCGGCATGGTCGAATTCCATCGCAGCGTTGACGCCGTGCAATGGCTCACCCTGGTCCCCATGCTGCTCGACCCCGTCTGGGCGCGCTGGTCCGCCATGGCCTATGGCTTGCGCGTCATCAAGCAACCCGCCGGCCCCGTGCGCTGGACCCCACCGCGCCGCCAATGGGTCGACCCGCTCAAGGATGTGAATGCCGCCCGGCAGGAAATCGGCGCCGGCATCACCAGCCTGTCGGAAACCATCCGCTCGCGTGGCGAAGACCCGGAGAAAGTCTTTGCCGAAATCGCCGCCGAGCGTGCCACCCTGGCCAGGCTGGGCATCGTCAGCGACGCCATTGCCGAGCCGCCAAGTGATCCGGTCGAGCCGCCGGACGATCCCATGCAGGAAGAGCAGAAAAAGGCCACCGTCGAGCTACTGCGCGCGCAGGTCACGCGGGAACTGGCGCAAAGCCGCGCCGCGTTAGCGCCCGCCCCCGCGCCCGAATATCACTTCCACGCCGGCGACACCCATGTGGCCCCGGCAGAAATCCGCAACGAGATCCGCATGCCGGACCAGCCCGCGCCGGAGGTCACTGTCACCAACGAAATTTACGAGCGCGACATGCCGGCGCCGGTGGTCAATGTCAGCAACGAGATTCACGAACGCGAACAGCCTGCGCCAATTATCAATGTCGCGCCCGCCGCTGTCACGGTTGAAAACATCATGCCAGACGAGATTAAAACCACCATTGCGAGCATGCCGGATCGCGTCACAACCAGCAGCATCGAGCGCGACAAGACCGGCAACATCACCAAGACCACGCAAACGGAGCGCGACGCATAATGATCGAACATGCCCAAGACCTGATCCCCGGCCTGTTGGCCATCATCGGATTTTTCGCGGTGTACACCCTCAACGGCATCAAGTCGGAAATCAAAGAAGTTAAAAACTCGCTCCAGTCTCTGGAAACCGATCTGCGAGAGGGCGTCACATCCCTTGATCGGCGAGTGGCGGTTATCGAGGCTCGGTGTCAGATCAAACATCAACATGACGCGCTTTGATGAAGCCATGCGGTTCGTTGCCAAGTGGGAGGGGGGCAGGGTCGACCATCCCGCAGACCCCGGTGGGCGCACGAACAGAGGTATCACGCAGGCGAACTTCAATGCCTACCTGAATCGCATCGGCAAGCCCAACCGTGATGTGTTCACCCTGACGGATGAAGAGTGCAACGACATCTACTTCTCGGACTATTGGCTCAAGGCGCACTGCGACAAATTGCCGGCGCCGCTCGATCTGATCCAATTCGACACGGCAGTTCAGCGCGGCCCGTTCAAAGCGCGCCAGATGTTGCAGCGTGCGCTCGGCGTGATGGACGATGGGATCATTGGCCCGCAGACGATGGCAGCGGTGAGCAAGTGTGTCCCCGTGGATGTAGCCAAACGGTACGCGATTGCACGCGAGATGCACTATATCCAGCGTGTCGGGGAGGATCGCAAGTCCGCCGTGTTCCTAGCTGGCTGGCTCAATCGGCTACATGATCTTGAGACGAGACTGGCATGATTAAAGAATCACTGAAAACTATGCACATGGTTCGCTATATGTATAGAAAACGTCAGAACTTGAGGTTGGCATGATCGACGTTCTCTTCATCGCCAGCGTAGGCATCTTTATTGGGTGCCTGGCCATGATAGTTCACGTCATCGGCAAAGACATGGATGACTTCGATGCCTGATTCCCTTTATCTGGTGATCGCCGCCGTGCCGCTCGCTGCCATCGTGGTGCTGCTCTACTTTACGAGGGATGAGGATGACTGACATCTACAGTCACCCTGAGCCGGTCACGCATGTGCTTCGGACTCCGCTGATTTCCGAGATGATCAAAGACCTGCATCTCAAGCCCAACGCGCCGTATCCGTCCGAGGAGTTGCAAGGGCACATCGCCCGCAAGCAGATGATTGAGGACATCAACACCTACCGGCGCTCGCAGGAGCCTGTAGTGCTGAAGGAAGTTGAGAAATGAACGCGACGATTGCATGGCTGGAGCGCAAGAACTTCATTGCCGTGCGCAGCCTCGTTCTGTACGTCTGCGTCTGGATGACGTGGAAAGCAACCGTTGCTGCGTGGGGGTTCGCTTCGTCCTCCACTTTCGACGGGGTCGGCACGGCAGCGGTCATCGGCGCAGTTACCGGCCCGATTGCGGCGCTCAATACGTTCGTATTCAAATGGTATAGTGAAAGTCGAGCATGATTTTATTCTGGCGTGAAATTGTCATTGCCGCACTGGTCGCCGCTCTCGGCGTCACCGGGAAGCTCTATCTGGGCAAGCGCGATGAAGTCGCGGAGGTCACAGCCCGGCACCTGACCGCATTGGATCAGGCAAAGGCCGCACGAGACGACGTGAAGCAACGCAGCGAAACCGCACTGGCCGCGTTGAAAGTCGAGCATGAACAGAACATCAAGGAGGTCGAACGCAATGCATGGCTCAATTTCAAGCGCCGCTATCCTGATTTTGCTGGCCGGGTGCAACCACAACCCGCCATGCCCGGACTTGCGGCAACCCGTCCTGCCGACAGTCCCCGCGCACCTGATGCGGCTCCCGCAGAACCAATGGCTACTTTCGTCACCGCCTGCGCAACCGACGCAGCAACCATCGCTGAATACCAACGGTGGGTGAGATTGAACAAGTTGCCGGTTGAGGGCGAATAATGGCAAACCGATACACCGTCGCCAACGGCCTCGCCTCGGCAGTCGCAACATGGGACGGCGGGGCAACCGTACCCGTCGAAGGCGATAACGTCGTCATCACGCACACGGCAACCGGCGCTTCGACCTTCTCGACCAACACGGCCGGATACGCCATCGGCGCTACTGCCATCACGCTGACAGGTACGGTGCTGGCGGGGTCGTTTGTCGTTGGACAGTCCGTGCAGTTTGCCGGTGATCCGAACTACTACGCTGTCACAAATTGGAACAGTGGCACCAAAGTTCTGACGGTCGCTCCGTTGATCGTGGCAATTCCTGCTGCAGCAACCGTAGTCACCAGTCGAGGTCATGTCGTCACCATCGACGGCACCTATACATGGGGCGATGACACGGCGGCAACGTCGGTCAGTACGACGGCAGCAACAGGCGGGGCGATCCGCGTCAATGGCACGATCAAGGCCAGCCGCTCGGTCACATCCAGTCTGACCGCCAAGGGCGACATGGTCATCAGCGCCACCGGCACGCTGGACTATGGCACCGCTGGCGATCCGATTCCCTCGACCTACACGGCAACGCTGCTACTCAACAAAGCGGCGAGCGCGGCTTCGGTCAAGTATGGACTCATCACAATCCAAGGCGCGCAAACCTATAGCTACGGCACGCCACGGGTGGTCAATACCACGCTGACATCGACGGCGAATGCTGCGGCGGTGAGCATCGCTGTGGCTGATGCAACCGGATGGGCGGTGGGTGACAGGATATTCCTTCACTCGACGACGGCAACGGCAGGTAACACGGACGAGCGCACCATAACGTCGATTACGCCGGGAACTGGAACAGCGGCGACGATAGGTGTTGCCGCACTTACTTACCAGCATCTCAGCGGTTGCTCGGTCGGCAACTTCACGCACAACGTGGTGTTCAAGTCGTTCGCTGCGGCGACGCCGGGGTATTTTGTTCAGCAGGCAAACACTGCACAGCTTGGAAATACTCGCATTTCCCGATATACACTAATCGAGAATCTAGGCGACGCTGGCAACGCGACGACATATAAGTGGTGTGGTTGGGGGATAAATACTTCCGGAAGTACGTTCACGGCAGACCCGTTCTCTTTGCGTGATTGCTCTTTTTACACTTTAGGGAATGCGCTTTCGGCAGGGTTTGTTGTGTTCAGTCTTCGGTATAGATCAACCTTCAGTGATCTAGCAATCGCTTGCAATAACAGTCGTACCGCGATCTATGAGGGAAGCGGTGCGGTTGCAGATTTTTATAGAGTTGTTGTCTATAGAGCGGGTGATTCCACACTCGCATCTAATTACAGTCAGGGTGGTGTGAATTGCCGCCACTATTTTTGCAAGTTGTACGGTAGCGGTATCAGGGGACTTAACCTTGGGGCTGCAGTAGCGCCGGAGTTCTATGATTGCGACATCGGGGCGAATGTAAATATCGCTATTGGTGGTTCAGCTATATCCGCAGCGAAATTTGTACGCTGCACTATTGGGTCGGTGTTTCCCAACGGAGGGACGACCGCCATTGTCGAATCGTATGCCGACGGCACATACGTCGATGTGTTGTTTGAAGATTGCCAATTTCAGTCTGGTGTCCCAATAGGATTGGCAAGTGGCACCAACAGAATTCAAGTTGCCGCGTCATCATCGAAGCTGGTTGTATCCAACAAAAACGCCGACCCATTACAGCAGGAAATATGGACTCCGGGCGGCATCATCACCCGCGATAACACCTTCGCCCGTGATGCCAGTGGCTCAAGCCTCAAGATGTCGCCGCATTCGACGGCGAACTCGTTCAGCTTCGATCTGTACGTTTATGCCCCCTACAACAAGCCGGTGGTCGTCAGCGGCTACGTCTATGTCAATACGGCCTACGGCACGACATACCCGGTCACGGTGGCGCTCTCGGGCCTTGGCATCACGACAAGCACATGGACGGAGAACACCGGCACCCGCGATGCGTGGCAGCAGTTCCTTGTCGGCGGGACGAACCTGACCGGATCGGACGGGATGTTGAAGCTGACCGTCACCGTGCGCGGCTCGGCGGGTAACGTGTGGGTCGATGGGGTATCCGCCCCGACACCTGTTGCTGTCAATTCCGGCGAGTTCGGCTACTGGTCGCAAGGGCTACCGGCTGGGATCATCTC